AATTCGTTGTGAGCATTGGCGTAAGCCGCTAATTGAACAAAGTAATCATCGATCCACTCACGTTTTTTTGGTTTGTTTGTTTGTTTATGATCCATGATGGCTTCACTACCATCATGCACACCTGCTAAGTCTGTTGTCCCTGCATAAATCTTCGGATAATATAATGGAACTTCTGTGCCCCAATATTCATTGCATTTACTAAGACCTTGACTAATGATTGATTGGGCCATTTTATGGCTCTGCTGACTATACGGATTGCTACCGGGCTCATTGATAACTCCTGTCTTGATGTAGTCTTCTATCCACTTGTGCATACGTGTTCCACGACCTGCGGCTTCAGTTGTAATTTCTTGAGCTTTCTGAGTGCCGACACGCTTACGCCAGTTTTGTAATGCTTGTTTAGATTCTTCTGATTTAGTGAAGTCTAGTATCGTAGTTACACTGGGTAATTTCTCACCATCAGGCGTAGCATATTTTCTAGATCCGTTGATTGTTTCCCGTAGTAAGGGAACATAATTATATTTGTTTGGAATGTACATACTAGTATTATACTACAATATCGTACCAAACTATAGAGTTTAGGTTAAACTCGAAAAGACTCTCCGCATCCACAACGGTCACGTTCATTGGGATTCTTAAATTCAAAACCTTCATTCAATCCATTGCGTACATAGTCAATAGTCATACCTTGAACATATGCAGAACTCTTTGGGTCAACGTATAACATACAACCATTGCAGTCTACTTTAATATCAAATTCTAGTGGGTTATCAACATACTCAAGTACATAAGCAAGACCTGAGCAACCTGTAGTTTTTACACCTACACGAATCCCCAAACCTCTGCCTCGGTTAGCAATTGTTTGTTTTACTTTACTAGATGCTTTTTCAGTTAAATTTATCATTTCATTGCTTGCTTTGCCATTTGTTGTACAACTTTTTTGTTTTCATCAGGAGCTTGTTCGCCACCTTCTGTCTGCCCCTTGAATACTACATTATCAGCTTGAATGTTAGTAATGTATTTGTTTAGTGGAGGGTTTTTAATCATGTTGTACAAATCTGACTTATCAATAATGATATCATTATCTCTATAGTATTGCAAGAGTTCTGGAACGGTCCAGTCTGGTTTGACTTTGCCACTGTCAATTTCACTGGCTAGTTGGCTGGTCGTTGCAACCAAGCCAACTAATAGTGGACTAGTGTCAAACTCAAAGAGTCTCATATTATCTTTTGGCGCGGCCGACAGAACCCAAATCTTCTGGTTCTTCAACATCCATATTTAGGTCAACTTCTTCTTCGCCACCGTCTGGTAGTTCTTCAGTTGCATCCATGTTGAAATCTTCTTCACCGCCATCTAGGTCACCACCGATATCAGCAGAAACATCGCCACCTGCATCAAACGCTTCAGCACCGCCTTGACCAGTGATGCCATTTACCGCGTCTTTCATTGTTCCTTGACTTTGTGTCAATGCGGCTTGTAATGAGGTCAATGCTTCTGTAGCTTGTTGACTGAAAGATGAACTCTCGTTAACGCCAATCTCAGATTGAACTGAATCAACTAGTGCAGGTAGTTCTTTAACTATCATATCACTAACTTGTTCAACCATCTTCTGGATAGAGTCAACCATATCTTGCGCGGCTAGAATAGTTTGTGACTTTTCTACTTCCTCATTCTCAACAACAATGCGCGGTCGGCGTGTACTCAAGTATGCAAATTGCTTGCTCAAGGCTTGTTCCATGAAAACTAGTTTCATGTATGAACCGTTGCCCGTGCTTTCGTAAAATTTGTTTGACGCTTTTGATTCGCTCATCAAACCACGAACTTTACTGAGCATATTACGCACTTGTGCATAGCTCATTCTACTAACATCAATGGATGTACCATAATGTTCTTTCAATGCTCGTTGAGCACTGTATACTGGTTGTTTGTCAAAATCTGTTAATTTCATAGTTGTGGTCCCAAGACTAATATAAAGTATTTATCATATTTGGATTTAATGTTCGGTTTTTAATTTGAACTGGTGCTGTTGCCAGTAGTCAGATTGCCCCACATAATTCTCCAATTCCCGATACATTGAACTGCGTCTGAACTGGTCCTCGTTTAATTTTGCCAGAAATATCAATTTATCCTCTGTTTTTTTTGATTTTTTGAATAAATTTTTATGAATAGTCATTTGGACCTCTTCATTGGAAATGCACCTGTCTAATGTTATTATTCTATCAGCCATTAAATATTTACCACGTTTATCATAAATACACCAACAAATTGCATTCCTCATACTAGAAAAAGAATGTACTAAATCTCCGTTTGTCAGACAAACATCAATATCTGTTTTAGATTTTTTCCTGATACGGTAGTGTTTGAATACAACATAATTATCCTTAGTCATTTCAAAAATGGAAACAGCTTGTAACTCATTGATTTCTTTTGTAGAAATCATTCTGTTAAATTTCCGTTCTAGTTCAATATCATTCATAATTTTCCACTACCTTAAAATAAATGTTTCTAAGTTCATCAGAACTATCTAAAAATCCGGGTAATTTATCCCAAGCTTTGCTTGTTTTTATCATTGGGACTTGGTCGCAATCCGAATACAGTGACCCCAATTCTGTGATCCCATCATTGAACACACTAGGGTATTGTATGGTAAAGTCAAACATCCAACAGTTCAGTCCTGTATCTTCTTCAAATAAAAAACCAAAATTGTCAAATTCATTTAGTCTAATTTTAATAACTTCCGGGATACTAATATTTTCCGGTTGACTACGCAATGAAATAGCTTGAACTATTGTGTCAAAGTTACATTGTGTATTTCTTTTATGTAACCATACTTCAGGGTCATCATCTACCCCGGGTCTGGAGCGATTGATAACACTTGTTTGTGTGATATCAAATAATGTATAGCAACTTATTTTAAAACTCATATGTGTATTTAGAGGCAAAAAAAATCCGAGAATAAATCTCGGATTTTAGTGAAGTTAAACTTCTGATTAAGAAGCCGCTAGTTTGAAACCGGTGTTTGTAGCTGTACAACCAGATAAGTCATAACCGTTAACAGTACCGCATGCAACAATAGCTGCCGCGATTGTAGTTGTATTCCATGCGCCAACTGGATAAACAGCAACGGACATGTTAACTGCCGAAGCAGATGCCTGAACCTGATAAATCATAACTGTAGCTAATTGCTCAATTGCTTGGTTAACTGCACTGATAGCACCATTAACACCTAATTGTGTTGTTGGAGCGGCGCCTAAGTCTAAACCGAAGAAGTCGAAAGCTGGGCCAACGAAATTCGTTGGTGTGCCATTAGCATTAGCTGTTGAAGCTACTGGACCATTTTGTACGTCAATGGCGAATACTGGTTGTGAGTCGCCGTGTGTTCTTGTAAAACCTGCCATGATAAAATTCCTTTTAAGTGTTTGAATCGTATAGATTCATACACTTATTTATGCCTAATAGAAAAAAATCCAGGATTTGGGCTTATCTAGCGGCTAGATTTTGGCGACTAAAGCCCATTCTATCTACAAATTTGAGTCCGTTACTGACAAAACCTTCTTGGGTTTGTGTACCGTCATCTAGGTAGCCCTTCACAGGACTTGCTTCAGCGGCTTTATTAAGTTGATCTACGATAGCCATTTTCAATTGATATAAACTAACCCAAATAGTAAATGCACCTACTAATCCTGCTTTATTAGCTTCTAAATGTTGTGTCAATTTTGCCTTCATAGCATCAGTCATTGGACGACTATTAAAGTATTCCATAAATCCATCTACTAGATTATTCAAGTCACCTGCAACAATTTTCTTATTGATGTAAGTTGTAAACAATCCACGGAATGTCGTTGCGGCTTGTGGGGCGGTAGTTAATAATTGATCCACAGCAGAACCATACTTCTTAATATCAGATTGTGCTTTGTTAACTAATTTACTGCTTATTGTAAGTTTGGGAGTGATCGGCATTTTAGCCGGGACAATAGCTACATTACTGTTATTTTTCAAACTACCAATGCCACCATCTAAAGGACTTGCTTCATCTGTTGTTGCGGCATTTGGAGGAATGAATTGATGTACAACAATAGCGGCTTGTTTGCCTTTAAACAATTGTCCTACTTCACTATTTGATTCAACTGTGTATGCGATA